ATAGAATCCGTTATATAGTACGTGATGGCTTTCTCTTCCGCATCTCTCAACAATTCGTGTTTAAGAATCTTATAGTAGGAGTTGGTATGCGCTGCATAGACCATGATTTCTCTTACCCGTTTCAAATCGTCTAAAAAGGATTGAGGGTTATGTTCCTTTATTTTTCTTATATTCATTTGTTTTCCTTTCTTTCATTCCGTTTCCGATTGTCTTCCGAAACACACATTTTGCACCATGATGTCTTGATGTGGCGATTTTACTCTGTTGCCCTGAATCATATTTGCGATTTATGAACAAACAGCCTTTCTACCGCATGTTTTGTTACAGTTTGATTAATAGATGTTTTCAAAGGTCGTTCCCAGATACACATAAAGTCATCGGGTGCATTATATTCTGAAACAAACACCTGGTTGCCGTCTTGTACTTTCTTTCGACACCATTCCCAAAATTCATCATGATTAATGGAATAGGAGTATTTTTTTACTCCCTTATATGGTGGGTCGCAATAGATTATGCTTTTGTCGGGTATATATAATTTTTTATAATCAGACCATACAAAATCAACCTCTTTTAAGTTCTCAACTTGTGACAAAGTATTCCTTATTTGCTCTGATATGTAATCGCGTTGTCCGCATTTACCACCTACGCTATGCCCGGAATATCCCCCGTCAAAAAAACGTCCGTTAAACGAACCCATGAATCCAACCCAACCTATGTAATCTAAGGCAAAAGCATCTGTATGCCTATTGTAGCACTCTCTCACCTCGTTATAAAGATTTCTTTCAATTCTCACAGGTGGAATCCAGCCGTTGATAAGAGATTTCCACATTGCTATCAGATACGGATTGTTATCATTCGCGATTCTGAAACCATCTACTTTATCAATCATATTACATCCACCGCAAAATGGTTCAACATAACACTGTGCGGGTTTTCGGTCTTTCAGGATTATAGGCAAAATATACTTTGCTATTCTTGATTTGCTTCCCATATATTTCATAAACACCAATTTTAACTTAACACCATTTATCCGGCTCGAAATTTCTCGAGTTTCATAAAACACATCCATATTGTCTTGCTCTGTCTTCCGGTAGTATGTCCGAAAAGAGGTTTGAACGGAATAACAGACAAAACTTCCGCAGCTTTTATCTCACTCTCGTTCCATTTGAAAATGAGTGTTCCGTTAGGCTTTAAGACGCGCATACACTCAGTAAATCCGTCAAGTATGAGTGTCTGCCAGTCTTTTGGCAGTTTACCGTACTTCTTAGCCATCCATGAGGTTTCACCAAGTGTTTTCAGGTGCGGTGGGTCGAATACTACCATGTAGAAAGAATTGTCCTCAAATGGAAGGTTGGTGAAATCGGCTATTACATCCGGCTTTATTTCTATGACCCTTGTCTTGCCTCTGTCCTTGGCCGTAAGTGTTTCTGAACGTTTGTCAACAAATAAAGTAAGTGGGTTATGCTTGTCAAACCAAAACATTCTACTGCCGCAGCAGGCGTCTAATATAATTTTGTCCTCATTATTCATTTTCACTAATTTTTTCTATAGATTCTATTGCCAGGAATATCTCATACATTACTTGTGGCGTATTTCCATACATATCCACCAGCTAATTTCCTTTTCCCTTTACATACATCACAAATATGTGCGGCATTTATCCCAGTGATTCGGGATGCGTCATTTAAAACTTCAAATCTGTTTATCAAATTCCCATCAACCGATAATTGCAATACAGGCTTCCTTGTTTTCTCTATCAATAAAAAATTCCTTTTACCGTAGTTACAATTATACGATTCGCTACACCATTCGAGATTGTCAACATTATTATTGGTTTTTATTTCATCTTTATGGTTTACTTGTGGTAGATTTTTTCTATTTTCTATAAACGCTTTCGCGACAAGCCTATGCACCAAACAAGTCTTCTTTTTCCCTCTTAATATTAAATTAACTTTTAAATATCCATTTGTCGCTATTGTGGGAGATAAAACCTTTCCATGATATATATGATTCCCTAAAAACATACTGACGCTTCTAATACGTCCATGACTACTGACTTCATATCTTCCATCATAACCTTCAATAGTTTTCCATTCTTCCATTTTCTACAATATTTATTGCTCTAAAAATTTCATATATAACCTGTGGTAAAATCGCATTGCCGTATGCCTTTATTGATTCCTGCCGCCACTTTGAAAAGGCAATACCGTCCAATCTGGTGGAAATCCCATCATCTCGGCTACAAACAGGGGATTGAGTAGGGAAGTTTTCCCAATCAGGCGGGCACACAAATGATTCAGTTCTGATGTCCGGGGACTGCCGTCTTTCCGGTCCTTTGCCGTTCCGGGATTGTGGCAACTTGTCGTTGGTGTAGGTAACATTCCGTGGAAATCCATTAGGCTGTTCGGACGATTGCTTCCGTTTCTTCGACTCGCCATCGTTTTTGCACCTGCATTTTTCAAATCCTTCACCTGTTTTGCATGGTGTATGTCGGTAGACATCGGCGTCGGGAGCAGCCCTACCGGATAGAATGTTGTCTTCCCATTTTCGTTGCATACCTTCAACCCCTGCGTCTGCACGGTGGACAACAATTTTCTCTCCGCATTCAACCTTGCATTCATCGCCTCCCCTTTTGTATCGAAAAATCCGAGGTGAATCCTTTTCCTGTTCACATAGATTATCGCATGCCATTTGTTCCGTCCCTTCGGTTTCCTTACTCCTGAACCTTTCTTCCGATTGTGAAGATTTTCCCAATGAGCTAATATCCGAAGATTTTGCTTTCTGTTGTCCGTTTTGCATCTGTTGATATGGTCCACTTCCTCGTTTTCCTTCGGACAGCAAATCAATCTGTGCATCAAGATAGTCTTCCATTTCTTTCCATCTTCTTTCGCTCTGATTGTTCTGTAAACATACCCTGAATTGTTTATCTTCCATTTCCATTGATTCAGAAACGGAAAATCTTCCGAATCTACAAGTATATCCACTCCCGATGTTGTTGTTATTGTCTTGTATTCTTCTCGCAATAAAGAAGACACGGTCCCTTCTGTGCGGCGCTCCGACGGCACAAGCCGGAATAACAACCGGTTGGACGGAATATCCTTCACGTTCAAGGTTGTTACACACTGTTTCGACGACGTATTCCTGCCGATGCAATATTCTTTTTCGGTCAACCTCTCCGAATAGAGATTCTTCACGTCCCAACGCAGTTTCACTACCGGGTTGTACCATCGAGAGGATTCCAGCAACGTTTTCACCAACAACCCAATCGGGCTGAATCTCCCGTATCGCTCGTAGCATTTCCGGCCAGAGGTAGCGGTCATCTTCCGCTCCCTTTCGCTGTCCGGCACAAGAAAAGGGCTGGCAGGGGAAACCTCCGGTGAGGACATTGATTTTTCCACGCCACTCTGTAAAATCTGTTTTCGTGATGTCTTCATAACTTTTGCTGTTTGGAAACCAATAATCAAGTATTTTTCTCCCGAACGGGTTTATTTCACAATGGAACACGTTTTTCCAGCCCATTATCTCGGCAGCTATTTCCGGGACACCGATGCCGCTGAACAGAGAGCCGTGTGTCAATTCGCTTTTCTTCATTTCCATAATTCAGAACCACTCTTCATCCACTCCGACCTCTACCGAAAGCCAGTCCATGAGGAGGGTTATAAGGTTATAAATAGGTTTCATCTCACTAAACTTTTATTGCGTTGGCAATATTATCCGCATCCGACAGCTTTCTTACCAGCACATCAAACGCTGCTGTACACCGCTCTGTGTTCATATTGACCGTTTTCCCGATTTTCAAACTGTCGGAAGCAAGGTTCATCACCCTTGCTACATTGGAAAGCTTCAAATATTCCAACGTAAACCCGTTGAACCGTGCATCTTTCTTCCGAAGTTCTTTAATCCTTTCGTCAAACTGGATGCAGGCGTAATCACACAATGTCCTTGCAAGCTCGAACCTTGCAATCTCTGCGGAATGGGATATGCCGTTATCGTCAAGAACCTGCTTGAATTGCCAATACAACATATCCACGTGCTTGTTCACTTCTTCCGTATACTTGTCGTTGCAGTCGGCGAAAAACTCGCTCCGGTCTGAACCGATAACGCTGTTTACAGTACGCTCGTATTCCTTTCTTGCCTTATCGGCATCATTCAAATACCGCTTGAATGCCTGTTTGTAATAAGGCGTTCTCTTCATTGCATGCAGGCACTCGATAACCTGCCCGCAACAGATGTCGTTCGTGAGCAGTATGTTGTAGGTGCACAGAACTACAAGGCTCTCATACTTGCTGATTATCTGATTTGCCGTGTCGGTAGTCATTGCCTTGCGTGTTCTGCCTTGTTCATATTCTTGTTTCTGCTCTCTGTTGCAAGCTCATCAATCATGCGCTGATACTTCCTTGCCACCAACGGGCAGCGTATGCGCATTGCATTGTCACGCTGCCACTCCAATTGTTCGATTTTCTTTTCAATCTCTATGTCCATGATTATTTACCGTTTGTTTCTTATTTGGATAAACCCTCGTTTTTCGCATTCCTTCAACAGTTCCATATCTTCATCCCTTATATCGCATGGCGTCTCATGATTAACACTCATGTAATCCGATATGCCAAACTTTTTGCATATATCATAGTAAAAGCGTCTTTGCCTGCCTCTTGTCGTCCAACATATTGTAAGTCTCATACTTTATTGTCAAATTTATGCTTTCGCCAATACTTGTAACTGGCGTACTCTCCACGTCTATCAAACATTATACGCTCGAATGTACCAACACGCCGCAATGCTTCGTTTGCGTACAGGTCTCCACCGGCTATCTTAGCTTTCAACATCTCAATGTACTCTTCTCGGCTATACTCTTCTCCAGTAAAAACATTAATTTTTTCTTCCGGCATTGAGTGTATCACTTCATCCCGCTCCTTATCGTAAGTGGCAAACCAGCTCATGATGACAGAACCGTCTATTTTGCCGTAAAATCCACCGTATGATGAGTTTTCCCTTGCCCGTTTAAAACAAAGGCAAACGTCCTCAATTCTGAAATAATAATACTTGTCAAGAATAGAGCTTACAATGGATGCTACTTGATAGTCATTCATATCCTCGCGGCTACGGCCGTAAAACAACAGAGTACCTTCTATGAACTTTACAAGAACCGCCTTTATGCAGGTTTCGTTATCTTTCCTCCATTGTGATAATTGTATGGGAGGTGCGTTTATCGCTTGGCTTATGGAAGTTATCTCATTACTGATGTTCTTGCAGATAGCAATCAGCTGCCTGGAAGATAGAACCGCTATTTCCTTGCTTGTTAGTGTGATTTCTGTTCCCATTGTCTTTTAGTGGAAATAACCCTTGGTAATTATTACTCATGCTTTGCTCTATTATTGCAATCATCATCTGTTTGTCACCTCCCGAAAGAGTTAATAGCTTCCGGTAACATGCCTCTGCTCCGGTCTGCTTGTATGGCTGCCCCCTCTCTTTTTTGTAGTTGAGCCAGTATATGAATATATCCTTGTATTCTTCCTCTACGAAATAGAGGTCAAGTACCTCTTTCTTCCTTATTGAGTTTCTCCCGTCTATCCATGCTTTCGCTATTTCATTTCGGATTTCGGAAGGATATTTCAACGCATACTCTTCTGATTGCTGCTTTATTGTTTTCATATTATTACTTTCTATATGGTATTAAGAAATTTGTTCACGAAGTAAACTTGTCCTTTGCCACTAACTTTTGTAGTCAATGTCGTATGTAAAACGCCATTACTTCCAGAGCGTACGCCTTTTTTGATTACAAACAACCCTTGTTCTATGTATTTCTGATTTGGCACGTTATATCTTTCTCCATGCTTGCCCAAATATCCGTTTTTACGCATCCATGCAAACAATCTCTTTTCGCCTATATCGTATCCATTCTGCGCAATTAATTTTGCAAGCTCTCCGATAAGGCATGAACTTTCCGCTCCACTAAATGCGTTTGTAAAGGTTACAGCAGGTTTGGTTTCTTCAATTATATTTTTGTTCTGTTCTTTGAGAATTTGATTTTCGCAAGCCATTCTTTGCTTTTCCTCACGCTCATTCTTTAACTGCGTGGCAAGGCTGATAACAAGGTCGGGGTTGTTTATCATCTGCTCCAAAGTTGGCTGCGTGGCGGTCATACCGTATTTAAGAAGCTCATCTACTCTCATATCCACCCATACCGCTAAATCGGAATTTAGTTTTTGTGCAACACGAATAGCGACAAGACGGTGTGCCCAAGTGCCTGGATTATCTCCACCTCTCTTAACTATCAGTAAATCAGCCAAACTAAAATTTTTTAGTTTGGAAAGTGATGTGCAATAATCGCTGATTTCCTGCGAGTTAACAATTGTGGATAAATTCTTATCGGGATAGGCTTTCGCCATAGCCGTAAGGTTTACCATAACATCACTCCCTTTCTCAAAAGGAATTATATTTCCGTTGTAATCGAATTTAATAATTGAAGTATTCATAATATTTA